GGCTGGAAATAGGTTGTACGAGTTGAGGGGTACATGCCCGGGCCGGTGCCAAAGGACAGCAGAATACGGCAGAGGCGCAACAAAGTAGCCACACGTGCCGGAATGATCGTTGAGAAGGCGCCACGGCAGAGAGCGCCGCGCCTGCCGAAGGACCGTCAGTGGCACCCGCTCACGCGGACGTGGTGGCGGCAGGTCTGGGCGAGCCCAATGGCGGAGGAATACCTGGACGCGGATCTCGGGGGGCTGTTCATCCTGGCGGACCTGGTGGACAGATACTGGCGGGAGCCGTCCAAAGAGCTGGCGGCGGAGATCCGGCTGCAGCGGCAATGCTACGGCCTGACGCCGATTGACCGGCGGCGGCTGCAGTGGGAAGTGCAGCGGGTGGATCCGGAGGCGCGACCAGTACAGCGCCGGCTGGTGGAGGAAGAGCGCCCGGAGGAGCGGGAGGATCCGCGGCGGATACTGCAGTTCCCACGGGACGCACGTGAGAGGACGGGATGATCTTATGCGTGCCACCGCTCGAGGAGGATCCGTGGCCAACCCTCGGGCGGCAGGTGTGCGACTTCATCGAGGCGTATCTGGTGTACGGGCCGGGGGACCTGCGGGGGCAGCCGGCCAGACTGGACGCGGAGAAGCGGGGGCTGGTCTACCGGATCTACGAGGTGTATCCCCAGGGCCACCCGTGGGAGGGTCGGCGGAGGTTCAAGCGAGTCGGCATCTCCCTGCGGAAGGGGTCGGCCAAGAGCGAGTTCGCAGCGTGGCTGGCGGCGGTCGAGTTGCACCCAGAGGGGCCGGTGCGCTGTGACGGATTCGATGCGCGGGGCGAGCCGGTGGGCGTGGGCGTGGCCGATCCGTACATCCCGCTGGTGGCGTACACGGAAGAGCAGTCGGACGAGATCGCCTATGGGGCCCTGCGCGTGATCCTGCAACTGAGTCCGCTGGCAGGCGATTTCGACATCGGGCTGGAGCGCATTATGCGCATCGGGGGGGATGGCAAGGCGGTGAGCCTGGCGAGCAGCCCGGACGCCCGGGACGGGGCGCGCACGACGTTCCAGGTGTGCGATGAGACGCACCGCTGGACGCTGCCGCGGCTGCGGGCGGCGCACCGCACGATGCTGGCGAACGTTCCGAAGCGGCGGCAGGCGGACGCCTGGACGCTGGAGATCACGACGGCGCCGGCCCCCGGGGAGGGATCGGTGGCCGAGGACACGATGGACTATGCGCGCCAGATTGCCGACGGGAAGATCACGGACGCGCGGATGTTCTTCTTCCACCGGCAGGCGAGCGACTATCACGACCTCTCGACGGAGGCGGGAATCCGGGCGGCAGTGCTCGAGGCGTCCGGGCCGGTGGCGGAGTGGAGCGATATTGACGGGATTGTCGAGCAATGGCGCGATCCCACGGCAGACCGGGCATACCTCGAGCGGGTGTGGCTGAACCGACTGGTGCGGGCGAGCGAGCGGGCTTTCGACGCGGAGCAGTGGCGCAGCCTGGCGCGGCCGGGGACGTCGGTGCCGGACGGCGACCTCATCACGCTCGGCTTTGACGGCGCGCGGTATTTCGACGCGACGGCGATCGTGGCGACGCACGTCGTGACGGGCTACCAATGGCTGGTGGGCCTGTGGGAACAGCCGTACGGGATAGCGCAGTGGGAGGTGCCGGAGGTCGAGGTCGAGGCGGCGATTGAGGAGGCCTTCCGGCGCTGGAACGTCTGGCGGCTGTACGCCGACCCGCCATACTGGGAAACGCACGTGGCGAAATGGGCCGGGAAGTACGGGGAGAAACGGGTCTTCAACTGGTGGACGAGCCGGATCAAGCCGATGGCCTATGCGATCCGGGCCTTCCTGAGCGCGATGACATCGGGGGAACTGACGCACGATGGCAACCCGCATCTGGCGAGGCACATCGGGAACGCCTGCCGGCGCCAGTTGGCGCTGCGCGATGACCAGGGCGTGCCGCTGTGGACGATCTACAAGGAGCGGAGTGACTCACCGCACAAGATCGACGCGGCGATGGCTGCGATCCTGAGTTGGGAGGCGCGCTGCGACGCTCTGGCGTCTGGCGTGGGTACGAAGCGGGAGTCGGTCTACGAATCCCGGGGCCTGGTGAGCGTATGAGACTGCGGGGGGCGCCCTATCCGTTCTGCCGGAGCGCGATCGTGAACCTGAAGGGGGAGGGTGGCGTGTTCCGGGGCGTCCTGTGGGAGCGTCGGAACGGCTTCCTGGTGGTGCGGAATGCGGTGCTGCTGCGCGGGCGAGGCGAGGAGACGCCACTGGACGGCGAGCTGGTGGTGCCCGAGGGGAACGTGGCCTTCATCCAGGTCGTGGGGGTGGGCCGATGACGGTGATCGTGCAGACGCTCGGGGCGCTGGCCGAGTACACGCCGGGCTGGTGGCCGCGCATGCGGGCGGGGCTGACGCTCTATAACGACTACACGGCAGATTACGCGACGATGTACCAGACGCAGCCCGGGGTGCGGACGTGCGTGGACTTTCTGGCGCGGAATATCGCGCAGTTGGGCCTGCACCTCTTCCGGAGAGTCTCGGAGACAGACCGCGTGCGGGTACGAGAGCACCCGCTGGCGCAGTTATTGGAGCAGCCGAACCCGCTGACCACGCGGTACCGGATGATCGAAGCGCTGGTGGGAGACCTGGCCATCTATTTCAACGGCTACCTCTGGAAGAAGAGGCGCCCGGACGGCAGCGTGGGGGCGCTCCTGCGGATCCCGTGCGACCTGGTGGAGGTGAACGGCGGGATCATGCCCACGGGGTATCTGGTCTACCTCGGGGCGAACCGGAGCGAGGTGCCGACGGCGGACATGGTGCACTTCCGGGGGTACAACCCGCTGAACGGACTGGTGGGGCTGAGCCCGCTGGAGACGCTACGGCGCGTGCTGGCGGAAGAGCAGGCCATGGGGGAATACCGGGCCGGCTTCTGGAAGAATGCAGCGCGGATGAACGGCATTATCGAGCGGCCAGCGGAGGCGCCCGAGTGGAGCCAAGTGGCCAGGGAGCGGTTCAAGGACGAGTTCGAGGCGCTCTATGCTGGCGAGGCGAACAGCGGGCGGACGGCGATCCTCGAGGAGGGGATGACCTGGCGGCAGATCTCCTTTTCGGCGCAGGAGAGCGAGTACCTGGCCGGGAGGAAACTATCGCGGGAGGAATGCGCGCGGGCCTACCACATCCCGCTGCCGATGGTGGGCATATTGGACCATGCCACGTACTGCTTACCAGGGCACGTCAAGGTATTCACAGAGGAAGGCCCGAGGCCAATCCGAGACGTGAGAGCCGGCGACAAGGTCTGGAGCCACGACGGTGGTGGACTCGTGCTGAAGCCGGTCATCCGCTCGGGCAGGTCCGGTATCGACCCGATTCTGCGGATCAAGACGCAGAACCGCACGCTCGAGGCCAACGCAAAGCATCCGGTATTGGTCCGCCGACTCGTCAAGGTCAAAGGCGAAGCCGACCCCAGCGCTGATGCCAAGAGACGCGCCGGGCAGTCGCGATGGCGGTATGAGGCGCGCCACGAGTTCGTCCCGGCAGGCCAAATCAGGAAGGGCGACATACTAGTCGCGTTGAAGGGGCTCCCTGAGATTAGCGAAAGTAAGAGATGGTCTACAGGGCGGATGGAGTTCTTCGGTTTGCTGATCGGAGACGGGAACGTCTACCCTGACCGTGGCACTGTCGCCATTGCGCGAGGGGACGGTGCGCTCTACATGGGCCATTATCGTAACGTAATGGTCTCTGAGTTCGAATCGTTCGCGGGGGGCAACGGCAGGTTGCGCGAGGGCGTGCCGACTAAGCCAGTGACGCTGGTTGAGGGAGACAGGCAGACTAGATTCGCTTCCGTCCGGGTAGCCGAGGAGCTGGCTGAGCTTGGCTTCCGCGGCACCGCGCGGACGAAGCGCGTTCCCGGGTGGGTGTTCAAAGCCAGCAGAGAAGAGAGACTGGCGTTCCTGCGGGGATACCTGGATGCCGATGGCTCTGTGGACAAGCGAGGTAAGATCTCCTACTCGTCGTGTAATCCGGATCTGATTGAGGACATCCGGCACCTGTGCATGAGCCTGGGCATTGCGGTGAACAATGCCTACCACTTCACAGGCGCTGGGATCCTGCCTAACGGACAGCCTTGTCAGGCCGACCAATACGCGGTCACGCTGTCCGATGTGGCGGCTAACCGTGAAATCTGGTCGCATGATCCGCGCTATCAGCAGAGACTGCTCGATGGGCGTGGATGGGTCCGCAAGACTAAGCGGTATCCATTCGCTCACGGTAGGCGCTCTTACCCGCCGGTTGGCTGCGAGTACTCGCGCGTCGTATCTGTCGAGGAGTTGCCGGCAGAGCCAGTCTATGACCTCGAGGTAGCGGACACGCACAACTTTGTGGCCGCAGGCGTCATTGTTCACAACTCGAACGTGCGGGAGCAGCACAAACAGTTGTACCAGGATTGCCTGGGGCCGTGGCTGGCGATGTTAGAACAAGAGTTCGAGCTACAGTTGCTGCCAGACTTTGGCGAGCGGGACGGGCTGTACCTCGAGTTCAATATCGCGGAGAAACTGCAGGGCAGTTTCGACGAGCAGACGCAGAGCCTGCAGAGCGCGGTGGGGCGGCCATGGATGACGGCGAACGAGGCGCGGGCGCGGATGAATCTGCCGAGTATGGGCGGGGACGCGGACGCGCTGGTGACGCCGCTGAACGTGCTGGTGGGCGGGCAGGCCTCGCCACGGGATGCTGCGCCACCGAAGACGGTGGCGGGCGCACCGAAGACGGTGGCGGGCGCACCGAAGACGGTGGCGGGCGCACCGAAGACGGTGGCGGGCGCACCGAAGACGGTGGCGGGCGCACCGAAGGCGGTGGCGACCAAGGCGCAGGCTGATGGTGACGATGGGGCCGCTGTGCTCCCAGGGGGCCGGGAGGCGGCGGTGCTCGCAGCGCCAGGGGCCGAGGCGGCCGGCCCCTGGCCTACGGGCGGGCCGGCGGCCAAGGCGGCCGCGGCCGGGGCCATTGACCCGACGGGTATTGAGGAGCGGCGCCGGCACGCGGCCCAATGGAAGGCACAACTCGCGAAGTACTTCCGACGGCAGGGGCAGGTCATGGCGAGCCGGGTACCAGCCAGCGGAGAGATCCCGGACGTGGAAGGGATCTGGCGGGACAGCGAGCGCTGGGATAAGGAACTGGAGGCGGACATCTACCCCCTGAACGTCATGACGGCGCGCACCTGGGCCGAGCGGGTGGGCATGGCGCTGAGGGCCGAGATCGTGGCGGAGCTGCTCTATGATTACCTGAGCGCCGTCTCGCGGACGATGGCGGCGGGGATCAACATGGCGACACGGACGCGGCTGGCGGCGGCGCTTACGGAAGAGGATCCCCGCGCGGGACTCAAACACGTGTTCGAGATTGCGGCCACGACGCGGGCGGAGGAGATCGCGATCACCGGAGTCACCCGGGCGGCCAACTTCGGGTCGCGCGAGGGAGCCAAGCAGGGGGGCCTGCGGAGCAAGACGTGGGTAGTGAACAGCGGGAACCCGCGCGACTCGCACGCGGCGCTGGACGGCGAGACGGTGGGGATCGACGACCTGTTCTCGAACGGGTTGCGGTATCCGGGGGATCCGGAGGGCGGGGCAGACGATAACGCGGGGTGCCAGTGCAGCCTGGCGTTCGGGAGGTAAGGGCGATGCAGACGAAGGCCTTCAGCGCGGAGTATAAGGCGCTGGCAGAGTCGGACGGGCAGGGGATATTCGAGGCGCTGGTCGCGGTATTCAACAACGTGGACCGCGCCGGAGAGAAAGTCGTGCCCGGGGCGTTCCGGGACAGCCTCAACCGGTGGGAGACGAAGGGGAGGCCGATCCCGGTGATCTTTGCTCACGAGTGGGACAACCTGGACGCCCACATCGGGCAGGTGGTGGAGGCCAAAGAGATCGAGTCGGGCCTGTACGTGAAAGGGCAACTCGATCTGGAGGAGGACTTTGCAAGGCGGGTCTGGAAGAAGATGAAGCGAGGGACCCTGGCGGAGTTCTCGTTTGCCTATGACGTGGTGCGCGGCGAGTACAAGGACGATGTATACGAACTGCACGAACTCGACCTGCTCGAGGTGGGACCCTGCCTGGTAGGTATGAACCCGGAGACACAGTTGCTGGGGGTGAAGGCGGCACTGGCGAGCCACTCCACGGCGACGAGCACGGGGGCGTGGGACGGGCCGGCGAACGAGGCGCGCGTGCGGAGCGGCGAAAACGTGGCCTATTACCGGCGCATCTACGCCTGGCAGGATCCGGAGGGTGACCCCACGGTGAAGAGTACGTATCGCTTCATCCATCACGAGGTCGACGGGGATGGGAACCCGGGGCCGGCGAACGTGCGAGCCTGCCAGACGGGAATCGGGATCCTGAACGGCGGGCGAGGGGGCACGACAATCCCGGAGGCGGACCGCGAGGGGGTGTGGGCGCATCTGGCCAGGCACCTGCGGGACGCGGACGTGGAGCCTCCGGAGCTGAAGGCGTTCAAAGTGGGGGCTCGACACACGACGAAGGAGTTCGAGCAGATTCAGCAGATACACGACCTGGCGGTAGCACTTGGCGCCAAGTGCGCCGAGCAGGGCGATGGGGCGCACGCGGAGGACAACGAAGGCGAGGGCGAAGGCAAGGGCGCTGGGGACAGCGGCCGGCCGAGAGCGCTGCCGAGCGTGGCCGCGACGCACGTGGCGATGGTCGATTTGGAGTAGCAAGAGGGAACGAAGATGGACACGAAGGAACTGAGGGGCCGGAAAGAGGCCCTCCTGCGCGAAGCCGAGGCGATCTGCAAGGCGGCTGAGGACGGAGGGCGGGACTTTACGGCCGAGGAGCGCCAGAAGGTCGAAGGCCTGCTCAAGGACGCCAAGGATCTGAAGGCGCAGATCGAGAGAGCCGAGGGAGACGAGGCGCTCAAGGCGCAGATCCTGACGCTGGCGGGCCAGATGACGCCGCCGGCGGCGGGAGGCGCAGCCGGGCGGGGCAAGACGCTCGGCGAGCAGTTCGGGGCGTCGGCGGCATGGCAGGCGTGGCTGAAGCAGATGGCTCCGAGCGGGCACTTCCCGGATGGGGCCAAGGGATTCACCAGCCCGCCGATCGAGTTCAAGACGCTCCTGACGGGGGACTCGGCCACGTCTGGCGGGGCGTTCGTGCAGACGGACTACACCGGGCTGTTCGAGCCCTACGGCCGACGGCTGCTGACGCTGCGGGATCTGATCTCGCAGCGGACGACAGAGAGCGACACGGTGGAGTTCGTCCAGCAGACGTCTACAGTGGCGCAGGCGGCGCCGACGCCGGAAGCAACGGTTACGGATGGCACGCAGGACACGGACTCGTACAAGCCGGAAGGCGCCATGGCCTTCAAGAAGGTGCAGGCGACGGTGAAGACCATCGCCGTCTGGATCCCGGCGACGAAGCGGGCGCTGTCGGACGCCTCGCAGTTGCGGGGGATCATCGACCAGGAACTGCGGGCGGATCTCGAGGAGGAGCTCGAGGACCAGATGGTCTCCGGCACCGGCCTGGGCGAGGATCTCGAGGGAATCCTGGCGAACACCGACGTGCAGACGCAGGACTGGACCACAGATCTTCTGACGACGGCGCGCAAGGCGGTGACCAAGGTGCGGGTGACTGGCCGGGCGCGGCCAACGGCCTGGCTGGTGCATCCGGAGGACGCGGAGGTGATCGACCTCCTCAAGGACACGCAGGACCGCTACTACTACGGCGGACCGGCGGAGGGCGGCGTGCAGCGCCTGTGGCGTTACCCGGTGGTGGAGAGCGAGGCTGTCACGGCCGGCACGGGGATCATTGGCGACTGGCGCAAGGCGGTGCTGTGGGACCGCGAGCGGGCGACGATCCAGGTGAGCGACTCGCACAGTGACTTTTTCGTGCGGAACATGGTGGCGATCCTGGCGGAGATGCGCTGCGCGTTCGGGATCCTGCGGCCGAAGGCGTTCTGCGTGGTCGACCTGTCGGGCGCGGCGAGCGGCAGTTAGGCTGAGGAGGCGGACACGGTGACGACGGGGCGATACCGGCCGGCGGGGACGCGGATTCAGTACCGACACCCGATCGACATGCTGGCGGGGCGCACGCACTTTCTGGACCACCTGGCGGCGATCTGGCAGGCGCTGCCGGCCGACCGGCGCGGCACCTTCTGGATTCGCCGGGAGATGGAGGAGCATGCGGCCAAACGGGGCATCATGGGGACGGTGCTGGAACCGTTCGTGAACCCGCCGGGCTCGGGGCCCGTCGTCGTGTCCGCCTACAGCGATCTGGAGCGAGTGGCGACGCGCCCGCGGCCGCTGATCCTGATGGAGCACGGCTGCGGGCTGTCCTTCCCGCAGCACCACGCGGGCTATGCCGGCGGCGAGGGTCTGCGGGCGCAGGTGGGGTTGTTCATTGCGCCCAACGAGATCACGGCGGCGAAGACGGGGCAGACCTACCCGTACGCTCCGCAGGTGGTGGCGGGAACGCCGAAACTGGATCGCTGGCACAGGGCACCCGGGAAGGCGCCGGACGATCCGCCGACGGTGGCGATCTCTTTCCACTGGGAGTCGCGGATCTGCCCGGAGGCCGGCAACGCCTGGGCGGCGATGAAGAGCGGCATCCCAGCGCTCGCGGCGGCCTTCCCCGGGCTGATCGGGCACGGACACCCGAAGATCGTCGCGCACCTGCGGCCGGCCTACGAGGCGATGGGGATCGCGGTGGAAGAGGACTTTGAGGAGGTGCTGAGGCGGGCGGACATCTATATCTGCGACGCCTCAAGCACGCTCTACGAGTTCGCCTCGCTGGACCGGCCAGTGGTGGTGATGAACAGCCCGGCGTTCCGGCGGCAGATCCACTATGGCGTGCGGTTCTGGCTGTACGCGGACGTGGGGGTGGAGTGCAACCGGGCGGAGGATTTGGTGGGGGCAGTGCGGCGGGCGATCGAGGATCCGCCGGACCAGCAGTTTCGGCGCCGGGCGGCGAGCGCGGCGCTGTACCCGAACGCGGGACACGCCGCGGAGGTAGCGGCCGAGGGCATCGTGAAGCACTGTGAGGCGCAATGCCAGAGGACATGAGGCTGATCCTGCCGGAGAACGCGGCGCTATGCGCGCTGCTCTCGGGGGCGGGCAACTCGACGAGAGGCATCTGGGACGAAGAGGGCCAGCATCTAGCCTGGCTGGCGGCGCGGGTGCCGGCGAACCAGGGCATTGTGGAGATCGGCAGCCACAAGGGGAAGAGCACCTGTTTCCTGGCGGCTGGAGCGCGGGCCGGCAAGGGGGCGCACGTCTGGGCCATCGATCTGTGGACGGCCGGGGCGGGGCGGACCTACGCGCACTATTCCGCGGAGGAGACGTGGGAGACGTTCCAGCGGCAGGTGGCGAGCCTCGGCTTGAGCGAGGCGATCACGCCGGTGCAGATGGACTCCCTGGCGGCGGCGAAGCGCCGGCGGCGGCCCATCGGGCTGCTGTTCATCGATGGGGACCACCATTACCGGGCCTGCCTGGCGGACTATCGGGCGTGGGAGAAGTTCGTGCCGGCCGGCGGGTTCATCGCCTTCCACGATTATTCGCCGCGCTACGGGGTAAAGCGGGTGATCGACGAGGTGGTGATCCCGTCCGGGGAGTGGCTGGCGCTGGGGCAGGTGGGGCGCATCTGGTCGGCAGTGAGAGTGGCATGAGGATTGAGGACGTCCTGCACCGACCGCTGGCGGAGCTGCTCGAAGAGATGCAGCAGGCCCTCATGACCGGGACGACGTACCGGGGCGTGCCGACCTGGAAGTTGCCCTTGGACGCCTGGATCTACCAGGAGATCGTCTGTGAGACACGGCCGGACGTGATCGTGGAGATTGGAAACAAGTACGGCGGGACGCTGCTCTACCTGGCGGATCTCTGCGAGGCGCTCGGGCACGGACGGGTGATCGGCGTCGATCGAACGCACAGGAAGATAGCGCCGAGCGTGCGCGAACACCCACGGGTTGTGCTGCTCGAGGGCGACGGCTGCGGGAAATACGCAGAGGTGCGGGGGCTGATTGGCGGGGGCGAGCGAGTGCTGATGATCGAGGATTCGGCGCACGACTACCGGAACACGCTGGCGGTACTGCGCGCCTATGCGTGCCTGCAGACGGTGGGGGACTATTTCATCGTCGAGGACACCATCGTCGAGAGCGGGCTGCAGAGGGACTGGGTGGCGACGCTGGGCGGGCCGCTGGGGGCGACGCTGGAATTCCTGTGGGAGAATCCGGCATACGAGGTGGATCGGTCGCGCGAGCGGTTCGTGCTGACCTGGAACCCGCGCGGCTACCTGCGGAGGGTGGCATGAGGATCGGGCTCGACTTTGACGGGACGATCCACGATTACCAGCGAGGGCAGCGACCGAAGTTCGGCGCGCCTGTGCCGGGGGCGCTGCAGGCGATCCGGGCGCTGCGCGAGGAAGGGCACGAGGTGGTCGTATACACGGCGCGCGAGGATCTGGTCGGCATCCGGGAGTGGCTGCGGCTGCGCGGGCTGGGGGATCTCGAGGTGACGAACCGGAAACCGCTGGCCTGGCGCTACGTAGACGACCGCGCGATCCGGTTCGAGGATTGGGACCAGGCGCTCGCCGTGCTGCAGGACGAGGCGGCACGGGACCCCGAGGCCATAGCAGCGCGGCACAAGATGCGCACAGTGGCGCCGTGTAGGGTGGCGCCGTGTGCGGCGGCGCGGGATAAGGCGGTGCGCTGATGGCGTACGCATCGGTCGAGCAGTTGCGGGCCTACCTCGAGCAGACGGACGAGGGGGATGAAGCGCTCCTGACGGACATCCTCGAGCGGGCCGAGGCGCTGGTGGATGAGGAGTTAGGATTCTCGTTCGTAGACTGGGATGTGGACGCGGAGCCCAGCGAGCGGGACGTGAAGTGCGGGGCAGGCGGCGAGTATCTATACCTGCCGGCGCACGATGAGGGCTCGGTGGCCAGCGTGGAGGCGGTGTACGCCCGGGGAGCCGAAACGGAGACGACGGAGGCGATCACCGACTATACGGTGGAGCCACGCTGGCGGCTGTACCGCAGCGCCGGCTGGGTGCGGGGCCAGTGGTACCGGGTGGCGGCGATCTGGGGCTACGGGCCGCCGCCGACGGCGATCACGGAGGTGACACTGGAAGTGGCGGCGAACCTGTGGCGGGGTCGGCACGCGGTAGGCTGGACCAGCACCGTCGGGGCGGAGGGCGGCGGGAGCGTGCAGGTGCAGCGGGCCCTGACGTGGGCGCAGCGGCACACGATCGAGCGGGTGCGGGCGCGGTACCCGCAGGAGTCGAGCGCATGACGAAGGGGTACCGGATCGACCTCCCGCGGCCGGACCAGGTGAGCACGGATCTGGTGCGCGAGGTCATGCCGCGGGCCACGGAGATCGTCAAAGACCGGGCAATCAAGGAGGCGCCGCTGGGGAAGACGGGCAACCTGCGCAAAGGGATCGAGGCGCGGACAGACCAGGGCGGGCTGCGGGGGATCGTGGCCTCGACGGCGAGGCACTCGTACATCGTGCACGAGGGGACGGCCGCGCACGGGATCGTGACGAAGAAGCGGGCGCTGAAGATCCCGGCGGGTGGAGGAGTCATCCTGCGGGCGGCGGCGAGCCACCCGGGGACACGGGGGCAGCCGTTCCTGACGAGAGCCGTGGAGGGAAGCGCGGACGAGTTGGGCGAGTTATTCCGCAGTGACGGCGAGTCCTGGCTGAAGAAAGTGATCGGGCGATGACGCTGGCGGAGGTGATCGCGGCGCTGCACGCCCAGTTGGAGGGCGTCGACGGGTTGCGGGCGGTGCTGGACTATGAGCCGGCGCGGGTGGACGTGGCCCCGCTGGTCTACCTGCTGGTGGACAGCGAGACGCGGGAACCGCGGGGGAACGTGATCCAGTGCCGGTACCGCATCCGAGCGCGGCTGGTGCTGCTGTGGACGGATCCGCAGCGAGCGGAGGGAGAGCTGATGGGGCTGTTCAACGGCATCCCGACGGCGCTGGACGCGACGGCGCCGCGGAGTTACGTGGCCGACGTAGATGCGGGATGGACGACGATCGGGGGGGTCGAGTACCGGGTGGTCGATTTCTACACGAATGTGGTGACGCACGAGCCCGCTCTGGGCTAGGAGGCTGAGATGGCGGTAGCGGATATTCTGCTCTCTCCGGCGACGGTTTGGTATGCGCCGGTCGGGGAGGCGGCGCCGGCGGATACGATCGGCAGCGGGGAGGACTGGGGCGGTGACTGGGCGGATCTGGGGTACACGCTCGCTCCGCTGACGATCTCCTACGAGCACGAAGTCGCGGACGTGCTCGTGGAGCAACTGACGGCGCCGGTGAAGCGGAAGAAGACCAGCGAGACGCTCACGATTGAGACCACGCTGGCGGAGTTCACGGGGCAGAACCTCGAACTGGTGTTCAACGGGACAGCGACAGACACGCCAGCGGCGGTGGGACAGCCGGCCAAGACGGAACTGGTGATGGGCGGGGACACGGCACTGCCCGTCTATGCCTGGGGGTTCGAGGGCACCTACGAGGACGCGGCGGGGGTGGCGTTCCCGGTGCGGGTGATCGTGTACCGGGGCCGGCCCATCCTGGGCGGCGAGTTGCAGTTCGCGAAGGCGGAGCCGACGGGCCTGCCGCTGCGGATCGAGGTAGAGGCGGACACGGCGCAGCCGGCTGGCGAGCAACTCATGAAGATCATCAAGATCACGGGCGCCGCCGTCAGTTCATAAGGCGCAGGGTGGGCAGGGGGCCGGGCGGCGGATACCCGGCCCCCTGTGCAGAGGAGGGCAAGGTTGCGGACGATCACAGTACACCTGGCCGGGCGAGCCTACGAGGTGGCGGAGCAGCCGAGCCGCAGGAATGCGGCGTGGCGGGCGCAGTTGCGGGAGCCGTTCGGGGCACTGGTGGCGCGACTCGAACAGGCAGGGGAGACGGACATCACGTCGCTCGAGCAGGTAGCGACGCTGGTACGGGAGACGGTGGGGACGCTCCTGGCGGCTCCGGACACGCTGGCGGAGTTGCTGTTCGCCTACTCGCCGGCGCTGGCGGCGGAGCGGGAGCACATCCTCGAAGAGGCCTATGACTCGGAGTTGATGGCGGCCTTCACGGCGGTACTGGGGCTGGCCTACCCTTTCGGGGCGGTGCTCCAGAAGGTGAAGGGACTGGCGGATCTTGGCCAGAAAGGGCCGACGACTGGGCCGAGTTAGCGCTCTCGCAGTGGGGCCGATGGGACGATGAGTTCGACGCGGTGACGCTGGCCGGGCTGACGCAGGCGTACGCACGGCGGGTGCGCTGGGAGGCGCGGCAGCAGGCCGAGGCGCAGGTCGTGGCCTGGGCGGCAGTGCTGGGCAAGGGGCAGCGAGCGCAGCGGCGGGAACCTGCCAGCGAGGTGCTGGGGCAGATGGGGATCCGGATGCCATGACGGTCAAACTGGGCGAGGCGGTCGTCTATCTGAGCGGGGACAACAAGGCCCTGCAGGGGACGCTGGAAGCCTCGGAACGCAGCACGTCGTCCTGGGCGAGCCGGCTGGCCGGCGGGCTGGGGAAGGCGGTTGGCGGGGCGCTGGTGGGTGGAGCGGCGGCGGCGGGCGCAGCCCTGGTCGGGCTGGGGGCCGCCGCTTTCAGTGCCGGCATGACCGTGGACGAGGCGATGGACACCATCCGGGTGTCCACCGGGGCCAGCGGGGACGAACTGGACGCGCTGGGCGCCGACTTTCAGGCGGTGTTCTCGCGGGTGCCTGGCGAGGCGGCGCCGGTGGCGGAGACCCTCTCCGAGTTGCACCGGAGGCTGGGCCTGACGGGCCCAGCGCTGCAGGACGTGACGGAGCCGCTGGTGCGAATGAGCGACCTGCTGGGCGGGGACGCGGCGACGAACGCCAGTCTCCTGGCCCGGGTGATGGGGGACTGGGGGCTGGCGAACGAGGACGCCGCCGGCACGCTGGACAAGATGTTCGCGGCGAGCCAGCAGACGGGAGTCGGCGTCGAGGGCCTGATGCAGAAGGTGGTGCAGTTCGGCAGCCCGCTGCGCCTGATGGGCTTCGACCTGGACACGTCCATCGCGCTGTTTGCCAAGTGGGAGAAAGAAGGCGTCAACGCCGAGCTAGTGATGGGCAGCCTGCGCATTGCGGCAGGCAAGTTCGCCAGGGAGGGCGTGGATCTCCAGGAGGGCCTGCAGGCGACGATCGCGGCGATCCAGGGGGCGAGCAGCGAGAGCGAAGCGCTGGCCATGGGCATGGAGGTGTTCGGGGCGCGGGCCGGCCCGGACATGGTGGCGGCGATCCGGGAGGGCCGGTTCGAGGTAGACGACCTGACGGCGGCGATCGCGAACAGCGAGGGGGCGATCCTGGGAGCCGCGGCGGCCACGGAGGACTGGCCGGAGAAACTGGCGAAACTGAAGAACCAGGCTACCGTGGCCCTGGCGCCGGTGGGGATGGCGCTGATGGACGTGGCCACGGCGGCGATGGACGCCCTGCAGCCGGCCCTGAATGCGCTGGTGCCGGTGATCCAGGAGTACGTGGTGCCGGCCGTGCAGCAACTGGCGACCTGGCTCAGCGAGAAGATGCCCGGGGCGATCGCCTGGACGATCCAGGCGGTGAAAGACGTGGCGGCCTGGTTCAGCGGGACACTAGTGCCGGCCCTGCAGGCGGTGTGGGAGTTCATCGACGCCAAAGTCATCCCGGTCATCGCCGCGATTGTGGAATGGCTGAGCGTGCACCTGCCGCCGGCGATCGAGGCCGTAGCGACGTTCTGGACAGAGACACTGGTGCCGGCCCTGCAGGCGGTGTGGGAGTTCATCGACAGCAAGGTGATCCCGGTGATCGCGGGGCTGGTGGAATGGCTGACGCGCGACATGCCGGACGGCCTGCGCGAGACCAAGGCCTCCTTTGACGAGACCATCGCGGCGATCGTCGCCTGGTGGGACAGTCTGAAGGCGACCTTCGCCGGGGCAGTGGCCTTCCTGAAGGGGCTGATTCAGCCGTTCCTCGACCTGATGAAACGCTGGTGGGCGGAGCACGGCGAGTCGGTGAGGATCATCGTGGACGCCCTATGGAGGCCGGTCCAAGAGGCCTTTGCGGCGGCCACGACGTTCATCAAGGGCGTGGTGGATGGCGCGCTCGGCTGGATCAAGGGGTTGTGGGGCCAGCACCGGGACGAGGTGACTGGCACCGCGACGGGGATGTGGGAAGGGATCCAGGGGGCCTTCACCGATGCGGTGGCGGTGGTGCAGGCGATCGTGCAGGGCTTCATCGACGCCGGCAAGGCGCTGTGGCGCCTGTTCGGCGACGACCTCGTGGCGATCGCCCAGAACCTGTGGAACCTGGTGAAGGGCGAGTTCGAGATCGCCATGGACGTGCTCGGAAACGTCCTCGACCTGATCGCGGATCTCCTCACGGGGGACTGGGAGGCCGCCAAGGAGGAGATGATCTCGATCGCCAAGGGGATCTGGGACGGAATCAAACTGGCCTTCGAGACCGGCTGGACGAACATCGCGATCACGCTGGGGGCGATTGTCGAGGGCATCAAAGCCGTTTTCAACCTGGACTGGGGCGAGATCGGGCGGAACATTATCGAGGGGATCAAAGGCGGGATCGTGAACGCGGCGACGGGCCTCGCCGACGCGGCGCGGGGTGCGGCAGAGACGGCGCTGGGCGCGGTCAAGGGGTTCCTGGGGATCGGGTCGCCGTCGCGGGTGTTTGCGGGCCTCGGGCGCAACCTGATGGAAGGGATGGCGCTGGGGATTCAGCGGGCGGCGCCGCTGCCAGCCCTGGCGGCGGCGGAGGCCTCGCAACTGGTGAGCCGGCAGGTGGTGAATAACTATACGTTCAACGTGAGCGGGCAATACCGGTACCAGTCGGAGCAGAGCATCACAGATGAGGTGCGGCTGCTCGCGATGCTGGCGCGGGGGTAGCGATGCAGTTGGAGTTACTGCTCGGGGCAATAGAGCACAGCCTGAGCGACGAGACGATCTGCGCGATCCGGTCCCTGGACGGCTGGGGGGAGGCGCCCCTGCACCGGCTGGTGGAGCGGGGACCCCAGCAGCACGGAGCGAGCGACATCGGGTTCCGGCTGGACGCGCGGGTAGGGACAGTGGTGCTGAGCGTAGACGCAGGGGATCTGGCGACGCTGTGGACGCGGCGGGCCCTGCTCCTCTCCTGGCTGCGCCCAACAGCGGCGGACAAGATCCTGCGGTTCACCCTGGACGACGGGACCGTGCGCTGTTTCGAGGGGCACAGCGCGGGGCAGATGACGCTGCCGCTCGAGGCCCGGCGGGCGCTGGCGTGGGAGGTGGGGGTGCAGTTCGTGTGCGCCGACCCGACCTGCTACGACCCGGAAGCCCAGACGCTGACCTTCCGGCTGGGCGGCTCAGCCGGGACGGGGTTCACGGTGCCGACGTATGTGCCGACGGGGATGGGGGCCAGCGTGATCGCCGGAGCGCAGGCGGTGGCCTACGCAGGGACCTGGCGGACGCACCCAACGATCCGGATCACCGGGCCGATCACGGACTGCGTGATCACGAACGAATCCACGGGGGAGACGATCGACTTTACCGGCGTGACCATCGACGCGGGGGAGAGGCGGGACATCGATCTGCGCTACGGGCACAAGACGGTGCTCGACGGGGCGGAGGTCAACTGTATCGCCGAAGTCACGCCGCAGTCGGATCTGGCGACGTTCCACATCGCGGACGACCAGGAAGTCGAGGATGGGATCAACACGATCCGGGTGACCGGCACGGATGCAGACGCGGCCACGCGGATCGACATGACCTGGTTCGTGCGGTACACGGGAATATAGGAGGGGACCATGGCGGAAGCGTCGTGGCTGTGGACTACGAGCGACCCACCGCTGGGCGATGGCAAGGCGTCCTACACGCAGGCAGACTGGTCGGATATCGCCCGAGTGCTGAGCGGATGCAACGGCTGGGAGGGCGTAGCGGCAGGCTACCTGAACAGCATGAGCAGCGCCGCGGCCGGGGCGAACACGGTGAACGTGAACACGGGCGGGGCGCTGGTAGACGGCCGGCCCTACCAGAACACGGCAGTGGTGCCGGTGAACATCCCGAGCGCTGTAGGGGCCGGCAACACCAGGATCGACCGCATCGTGCTGAGGGCGGACTGGACGGCGCAGACGGTGCGGATCACGCGGCTGGCGGGCACGGACGCGGCCTCCCCGACGCCGCCCTCGCTCACGCAGATCTCCGGGACGACGTACGACGTGCTCCTGTGCCGGGTGCTCGTGAACACGTCGGGCGCGGTGGTGGTGACCGACGAACGAACGTACGGGCAGAGCGACACGGAGGGCCTGCTGGACGGGGCCGTGACCGAGGACAAACTCGCTGCGGCGGTGGCGCTGCAACTCGTCACGAACGGGGACAGCCACAACCACGTGGGGGGCGACGGGGCCGAGATCCCCGAGGCAGCGCTGGCGGCGGCCGTAGCGGCGCAACTGGTGACAGGCGGGGACTCGCACGGGCACACCGGCGGGGCGGGGGCTGCGATTGCCGAGGCGGCGCTGGCGGCGGCCGTAGCGGCGAAACTCGTCACAAACGGGAACGGGCACGACCACGTGGGGGGCGACGGGGCGGCGATTGCCGAGGCGGCGCTGGCCGCGGCCGTCGCTGCGAAACTTGTCACGAACGGGAACAGCCACGACCACGTGGGCGGGGACGGGGCGGCGATTGCCGAGGCGGCGCTGGCGGCGGCCGTAGCGGCGAAACTGGTCACGAACGGGGACAGCCACAACCACGTGGGCGGGGACGGGGCGGCGATCCCGGCGGGGGGGCTGGCGAACGGGGCGGTAGACGCCACGGCGCGGCTGGCGAACGACATCGTGGATGACAGCAAGATCGGCTACCGAGTGCCGGCGATCCCGTGGCGGTATGGCGGCGGAAGCAACTGGCCGACGGCTGGGACGACTGGCTACCCCGTGGACAACGTGAGGATGCAATGCGGCGTGGCGGAATTCACCATCGCTGCGGGCCAGACTAAGGGAACGCGGACGGTGACGCTGACGCTGGCGTTCGGGGCGATGCCGATTGTGCTGGCGAGCCTGCAGGCGACCTATGGGGCAGAGGACATTGTGATGTGGAGCGCCTATAGCGGATCGGGCGCGAGCATCACGCTGGAGGCATACCGGGCGGGGACGACCGGGGATGCGACCGTGACTATGGCGTGGCTCGCGATCGGGCCGGAGTAAGAGGATGGCAGGATCGAAGAGCGATTACCTGGAGGCGGCGCTGCTGCGGCACGTCCTGGGGGGGCCGGACTATGAGCGGCCGGGCGTGCTGTACGTAGCGCTGTACACCGCGACGCCGACGGACGCTGGCGGGGGCACGGAGGTCAGCGGGGGAGGATACGCGCGGGCCAGCGTGGCGAACGTGCCGGCCAGTTGGAGCCCGGCCGGGAAGAATGCGAACGCGATCTCGTTCCCGGAATCCACGGCCGATTGGGGAACGGTTGTGGCATTCGGGATCCTGGACGCGGCGAGCGGGGGGAACCTGCTCTACTGGGGGGATCTGACGACAGCGGTGGAGATCCTCGCGGGCGAGAACTGGCAGTTCGCGACAGGGGCGCTGGTGGTGACGGAGGACTAGGGATGACCTGTGCGGGCGAGCGGCATGCCGGCTGGCACTGGCGAAGCGGTCTGGCAGATGCCCGGCAGGGCCAGCGGGCCGCGCGTGCTGGTAGGGCGGTGACGCCGCGTCACGCTAAGCCTGAAGCCTGACAAGGAGTTGTGGGATGGCACGGATATTCATGACTGGCCTGGAAGCGCAGAGCCTGGGCGCATTTGATGCCTGGAGAGGCGCGACAATCAACACGAGTGTCAAGCGGACAGGCAGCGCGAGCGTATACATAGCGAATGATAGCTATGTCCATGGGTCTCTGACTGGTCAGCCTGCAGAGCTCTACGCGCGTTTTGGCTTCTATCCGACAGGCGGATTTGCCTATGAGGTTTCCTCGTGCTTTTGTCAGTTGCTAGACAGTGCCAGTGCCCCTCAGGTCACCTTATCGCTAAATAAAGCGTCAATGGTAATGCAACTTCGCCGTGGTTCGCATGACGGCGCTGTTCTGGACACCTCTGATGTGGCTCTGCCAATGAACCAGTGGTCTTGCGTCGAGGTGTACGCCAAGATCGACAATGCTAGCGGGCAGATCACGGTCAAAGTGGACGGGGCCGAGTGGCTGTCTTACAGCGGGGATACGCAGGCCACCGCGAATGCTAACGCGGCGACGATTCGGTTTGGCTGCTCGGTCACGTACGGCTTGTCTGTGGCCCATGCCTATTATGATGACATAGCCGTCAACAATACGTCCGGTGCGCAGAACAACTCTTGGATCGGGCGTGGCGGAATCCTTGGCCTGTTCCCGAGTGGCGCAGGCACACACACGGACTGGGATCCGAATACAGGCACTAACCACGAGGCCGTGGACGAGAAACCGCATGATAGCGATACGACCTATGTGTCGACCACGACAGCCGACGAAGTGGATAGCTACGCTATGGCGGATCTCGCGAACAGCGACTACGTGGTGTCTGCAGTCCAGTGGCTGGCGGCGGCAAGACTGGATGAGGCAGGCAGTGCCGCGATCAAGCCCGTACTGCGGCAGGGGGGCACGGACTACGCTGGGGACAGCATTGGGCTTGATGTAGGATATGCGCTCAAGAAAAAACTATACAACACTGCGCCGAATGGAGACGCCTGGACGTACGCAAACGTGAATGCCATCGAGGCCGGAGTGAAGGCGGCCTGAGATGGCAGATCAGCGGCGGGTCACGCAACTGGGCCTGGAAAGCGACGTCGACGCGGGGCTGGTGACCGAGCGGCGGGTCACGCAACTGGGCCTGGAAAGCGACGTCGACGCGGGGCCGGTGACCGAGCGGCGCGTCACGCAGTTGCTCCTCGAGGTAGACGCAGGACTACCAGAGCAGGTGCTCGCTGGGCGGGCGGACGGCGTCGCCACGGTGGTCGGTGGACTGACGCCGTACACTCCGCCGACGCCGGTGCTGCCGGAGCCGGAGTACCCGCCGATCGTCGAGTACATGCTGAAGATCCGGGCGCCGGACGGGACACTCCTGGGGGTGCTCACCGGGCAGGGGGATGGGGGGTTCCTGGACTGCACGTACCGCAAGGAGGTGAACGGGCCGGGGCTGCTGACGTTCAGCCTGGCGACGGAAAGCGCGGCCGCGGGGATGCTCGAGGATCGCGGGATCGTGGAGTTCTGGCGGCGGGATACGGGGCACGAGATCGCCTGGACGCGCGATTTTACGGGCCTGGTGCTGCGCAGGGTGTACTCTTACGAGGAGGCAGACCGCGTGCGGGCCTACTGCCCGGGGCCGAACTGGCTGCTGGCGACGCGGCACGTCCTGTGGCCGGCCGGAACGACGAATCGGAGCGAGTTCACGAACGATCCGGCGGAGACGATCGCCAAAACGTTGGTCTCGTACAACGCCGGGGCAGAGGCCACGGCGGCGAACGGGCGCGTGCGGGACGGGGCAATCAGCGGCCTGACGGTAGAGGCAGACGGCGGAACGGGAACGGTGCTGGACTGGTACTGCGCGTGGGACAACCTCCTGGAGACGCTGCAGGGGCTGGCAGCGGTGGGGGGCGGCGATTTCGATCTGGCGCAGGTCGGGGACTCGGCGGCCTGGCAGTTCGAGTGGCACGATGGCCAGTTGGGGACGGACCGCTCGGCGACGGTGGTCTTTGCGCTTGAGCGGGGAAACATGGCCAGCCCGCAGTACGAGGACGACATGATCGACGCGCGCGACGTGGCAGTGGCACTGGGCCAGGGCGAAGGGGAGGCGCGGGCGGTGGAAGTGCGCACGCGCGGGGCGGCCGAGGCGGAAACGACGATTGACGCACGGAACGAGCCCACGGAGGCGGCCCTGCAGGCGGTCGGGGACCGCAGGCTGGAGGAGCTGCAGCGCAAACAGGTGTTCCAGTTCACGGCGCTGCAGACGCCGGCGTGCCTGTACGGCAAGCACTACTTCCTGGGGGATCTGGTGACGGCGCGGTACGGGGCGGTAGCCGAGTTGGTGCGCAAGGTCGTGGCAGTGACCGTTACGGCGGCAAGCGACGGTACGCTGGCGATCCAGCCCGAGTTCGGGGCCCCGTGGGGCGGGGGAGAGCCGTCGTGACGGAGATGTGGCGGACGATCGCGGCACGGCTGAGCGACCTGGGCCGGCGGGTGAGCCGCCTCGAGCACACGGAGTATGGCGCAGGGGGCGGGGGGACGGCGCTCACTGTCGAGGAGCAGGATGGCACGCCGTCGGTAACCGATGTGGGGACGATCCGCGTCACGAACGGCACGCTGACCGATGAGGGAGGCGGCGTCGCGAAACTGGACTTTGGCAGTGCGGCGACAGATGGATCAGCCATACACGATAACGTCGCAGAAGAGATTCATGCGATCACGGAGAAAGAGACCCCGGCAGACGACGATGAGCTCCTGATCGAGGACAGCGCGGACGACTGGGCCAAGAAGCGGGTCAAGATGAGCAGCCTGCCCGGCGGGGCGACATATGACAATGCTTATGCTAGCCCACCTGACAGCCCGACAGAGGGTGAACTCTGGCTGCCATCCGATGCCCCTTATATTCTGCGCAGGGGGGCCAGCGCCTGGAACAGGTATGGCCCGATTATGCCGCTCTTTCCGCCGTGTCCTGCGATAGCATCCCTGACCTGGGTCAATCAGGATGGGGCGACTGCTACAGAAACAAACGGCGAACTGTATATGTCCCATGCGAAAGACAGCGCCAACGAGTTATATCTGCTGGTCAAGGCGCTGGATCACTCTGACAACTATCAGATTACGGTAGCAGTGCAGCCAGATTTTGTCGCCCAATACCATCGTGTGGGCATTGCACTGAGAAATGATACGGATGGGAAAATACACGGAACACTACTGATGTGTCGCGGGAGTTATGTGCAGGCTTGTGCACATAAGTGGAATAATGCCACGTCGTGGAATAACTCCTACGTTGAGCGCACAATACCGATTGCTCCTCTGTTCCTGCGAGTGAGAGACGACGGAACGAACAGGATCTCCTATTATTCTCTTGATGGCGTTCACTTTACTGAGTACCACAGTGTCTCCAGAACAGACTTTGTGACCCCAACTCAGTGCGGCTTCCTTATTGCGGCAGAGAATGGCACCTACCCAGTAGCGGCCCGATTTCTGAGTTGGAAGGAAGAGAGCCTGTAGGCAAATGGGATGCACGGAGCATATCAGGCCGGCCATGTCCTGAGGGCGCAACGGTGAGGGACACAGAATGAACCGGATCGGTCTGCACATCATCGGGGGGACTGGGCTGGCGCTGGCTGGGGCTGGCCGGCCGCGGATCGTGAAACTGTGCGACTGCTCGCCAGAGTACAAGGCCCAGGTGAGAGCGCAGGTGGGGCCGGAGTGCCTGATCGTCGTGCGCTGGGTACAGGCAGCGCAGCCGCTGAGCGCGCCGGAGGCGGAGGCGGAGGACTGGTTCCGGCGGTACGAGGGGCAGATGCGGCAGATGGCGGCCGGCGACGGACAGGTGATCTTTGAGGGCTACAACGAGGTACCGGACAGTCTGGCGGAGCGGTTCGGGCGGTTCGAGGCGCGCAGGATAGGGCTGCTGCACTGGGCGGGGCTGCGCGTGGGGGTAGGATCGTGGTCGGTGGGGACGCCGGACGTCCGGGTCTGGGAAACGTACCGGCCGGCGCTCGCGGCGATGGACAGCCGGGACGTTCTGTGCCTGCACGAGTACTGGGCGGACGGGGGCGATCTCGGGAACCCGTGGCTGGTGGGGCGGTTCGCCAACCCGAGCATAGCCGTGTACCTGAGGGGAAAGACGATCGCGGTCACCGAGTGCGGCCGGGACCAGGTCGGCGGGCGTGGCGCGCCGGGGTGGCAGCGGACGTGCAGCGCGGAGACGTATCTGGACGAGTTGCGGCGGTACGAGGCGCTCCTGGCGAGGTACCCGCAGGCGATCGGGGCGACGGTGTTCACAGTCGGAGGCAGCGGCTGGGGGGCCTTCGATGCCGGGCCGATCTGGCCGGATGTAGTGGCAGAATACGGGGCGCAGGGGGCGGAGAGCCCGCCGGCCCCAGGGGAGGGCAGCGTGACGCTCGACTATGACGGGCGGGGATTCTCGCCAGCGCAATATCGGGAGTACGTGCAGGAGACGGAGATCGCGATCACGCACGTGATCGTGCACCACACGTACGTGCCGCGGCTCGAGGACTGGCTCGGGCAGCGCACCATGGAGGCCATGCGGCGGACCTACGAGGCGAAGGGCTGGCGCTGCGGGCCGCACGCGTTCTGCGGGCCGGACGGGATATGGGTAATGACGCCGCTGGGGCATGAGAACCGGGGGCACCTCGGGGAAGCGGACACCGATCCCAGGAAGATCAACGTGGAGATCGTCGGGGACTACAGCAACGCGCTGCCGGTCGGTGAGGTGCTCGAGAACGCGCTGGCGTGCGTGGCTGCATTGGTGGAGAAGAGCGGCAAGGGGACTGGGATCATCTCGAAGCACAACGACTGGGCGCAGACGGCATGCCCGGGCGCCCACCTGTCGGCGCACTTTCCCTGGTTCATCGGGCTGGTGCGGGAGACGCTGCAGCCTGTGATGCTCGAGGAGGCCATCGGGCAGGCGGTGCAGGAGAGCATCATCCCGCTGAACCCACAGGCAGCATTCGAGGAGGCGGGGGCCAGGTTGGGACGGCTGCCGGCAAGCCGGGAGGTGGACGTCACCGTGGACGGAGTGACGTACCGTGCGCAGGCGTACCGGAGCCCGGGGGCGCGGGAGTGGCAGTACGTCGTGTACTGCAGGGTGGGCGACTGGGGCAATCTGCGCTGGTTCGAGCGCAAGAACTGATAGCGGGGGCTGAATATGGGGGCTGCGGCCGGGGAGGCCTCGAACGGGATTGTGAAGCGGATCGACGCCGCGCTGGCGGACGGCGAAACGCCGCTGTGGGCGGTGCCGATGCTGCTCTGTATTCGGGATGATCACACGCGGCTGAGCCAGCACCTCGAGGAGCACGCCCGGTGGTCGGCCCCGGCGCGGCAAATCCTGGTGAGCGTGCTGACGGCGCTGGCCGTGGCTGGGGCGACGTGGCTGGCGGCGCTGCGGTTCGCGGGGTGAGCGAGGAGGGCAGATGGGAGCAGCGGAGGAACTGACGATCGCCGGGCTCGGGCTGGTGGTGTTTGTGACGCTGGTCATGGAGCTGGCCAAGCGCATCTGGCCGGCCTTGCAGGACCAGAAGGCGATCGCGGCGACGGTGGTGGTCGGGGTCGCGTCGGCCTATGCGGCATACGGGATGCAGTGGTACCCGGGCTTTGCGCGCTGGGCGACGCCGCTGGTGGTAGGTCTGGCGGCAGCGGCGGCGGCGAGCGGCGTGTATTCGTGGACGAAGAAGAGGGGATAAGGGGCGAGTCCAAGGGCAGAAGGGCAGGCGCGCCGGTGGAAGCCGGCGCGCTTTGTGTTGGTGCGGAATGGCGGCGGGACGGACTGCAACGGGATTGTAACCTGATTGTTACCTGGCGGGCGGGCTGGGTGCTTGACAATGTAAGTACGCCGTAGTACAATGGGGACAGAGTAGAGGAGGGAACGGTGGCGATCAGGATGGCGCGCGGGTACGGCAACTGGCTTTCCTTGCGGGATGAGGCGGTTTGGTATGACCGCCTCACCAGCGAGGGCAGCCTGACCCTGGCCGTCGGCGAGCATGTGGGGGCCGACGCCCACTTTGATCGGTTTACCTTCCCGCAGCGCGCCGTCCGTGTAGCGACGGTCGAGAACGAGACCGGCAGGTACGAAATCGCGGTCCAGGGCAATCATCGGGGCGATCGTTACTCTGGTGGAACTTGGGCGACCATCTGGGTCTCCCGTGTATCTTGAGAGGAGAGGAACATGAAGAGCATCACGGTGCGGGTGGATGTATCGCCGCTGTTCGACCACTGGCTGCCCGAGGAACGGGTGGAGACGGGGCGCTACATCGATGTGGCTGAGAGCGAGCAGGCCTGCCTGCTGCTGCTCGCGCAAGCCCTACGGCGGGACTATCCGCAGGCCGAAGTGGACGTGGCCCCTGGGTCGCTTATCCCGGGCACCGGTGCGACCGTCGAGGTGGATGGCCTGGTGGACAGCGATCTTTGCGCCGAGGTGAGCGATCTGGTGGGCGACGTGTTCGCCCGCCAGGAATGGATTGTGTGGAAAGACTTTGGCGTTTACGAGGCCAAAGGCGAGGAGATGCCGCCAGACCTCCTGCGCGAGGCGGAGGAGATCGTGGCGCGGGGTGAGGGGCCGGTCGAGATGGCCACAGTCTCGCTCGCGGGACAGCCGGAGCGGCTGGCGGTGCTCTACGCGTCCGGCATTGGGAGGGCCGGCATTGCCCACGGGGCGGACGCCGACTGGACGGAGGCCTCCTCGCTCGAGGACGCTGTGCGCCGCTACCTGAGTGGCGGGATGGAGGAGTGATGAACAACTGGACGATGCGCGACGCGATCGTGGAGATCGCGGCTCGTGCGCCAAGCGTGGCGCACGAGGCGGTCAAGACGCTCGGCGCGTCAGGGCGCACCGTGGGGATGCGGTACCAGTGGCTGCTAACGCAGGCGCTGCGCGACCCCGAGGCGCAGTGGACGGCCGAGGAGCGGCGCGCCCTGGTGGCGCTTCTGGAGCCGCTGGGCGAAGGGGGGCGCACGGACATGATCTCCATGCGCGTAACCGAGGCCGAGCGGGCAGCCATTGAGGCACGCGCGGAGGATGCGGGAATGACGGTGAGCGAGTATGTGAGGCGCAAGGCGCTGGGGGAATAGCCGCCAGCAGGATGCGGGGGGCCGCTCTCGAGAGGGGGCGGCCCCCTTCGCGTGGTACCATGGCAAGGCGGAGTTTGATGCGCTGGGGAAAGGTACTACGGGGACGGCGGAAGCCAGGAGCGGGACGGGCTAGAGCCAGTCGATGACGGGCGGGGAGCCCTTGGTGATGGTGATCGTGCGAACCAGATTCAGGAGGATGGAGCGGATCTCAGCGGCGGGCTGGTCGCGGAGGTGCCCGGCGTAGACAGCATACCTGTCGAGGGAGGCACGCATGGCCGAGGCGCTGGCCTCGGCGCGATCCAGGGCGGCGATCTCCGCCAGGACGGCGCGCTCGCGGGTGGCCAGGGCGATCTGGCGCTGGGCCAGGCTGTACCGATGAGGCGCCCGTGGGGTAGGGAGAGGGCTCTGGCAGGGACTCGGGTGCTCCGCAGGCACAGAGGACGACGGCCAGGATGGCGAGGATCACCGGCAGGAGGCAGCCGAGGCGGGAGGTGAAACCGCGGCGGGTGTTCAGGGTGCCGGCCCTGGTGCGCAAGCTGGCGCTGACGCCGCTCCTGGAGACGTTCACGCCAGCCTTGCCACCGAGGCGCGCCGAGGGATTCTGCACGCGGACGCCCCTCCTGGTGACACGCAGGCGCGGCTTGCGGATGGAGACGAGAGTGGACTTGCGGGCCATGGGGAGCCTCCTTTGCCATGGGAAGATGCGCTGCTGACGCGAAAGTGTGCTATGATGGTGCCAGGGTATAGAACAGATGTTCTAATGCAACGGGACTGCTGGCAGACCAGGGAACGGGCCGACAGGAGAGAGAGCCATGCAGGTGCGATGCAGCCTCCTTATGTGCGGGCGGTGCGGGAGCCGGCGCGCGTGCCGGCGAGCGGGCGCGGCAGGAGCCGCCTGGACGACGGTGCGGGCCGGGCTGCGGCTGCTATGGCGGGCCATGCTGCTACGACCCTGAGTCTGGCCGCGGTCGCTCGCGGGCCATACTGCGGGCGACGCTGAGCACGGCATTCTGACCGCTGTCGTCGGTGTTCCGGAAGCACGCCAGCAACTCGTCCTCGGCCTCCGTGAGGCCGGTATCCAGCCCTAGGAGCCACGGGACGGAGCGGTTCAGTACGCGCGAGAGGATGAATAGTTGATCGATGGTGAACGCATATCGCCCTCGCTCATAGTGGCCGTAACTATTGAGATCAAGTACAAGAGCATCGGCTAAGTCTCGCCGGTCCAGCTCCGCCTTCTTCCTCGCGTCTATCACACGCGCGGTTATCTTAGCTTCCAGGTCGGTAGGCATCGTCTCCCCCACGCTCGCAGTATAACATGAGTTTTGCCTAATAGGCCCAAACCCCATTGACATTATCGTGCCCATGTGGTAGGATAAAGGCATGAACTACGCCTGCAAGGTCAAGGTTCTGCGGACGATGCGAGGTTGGTCTCAAGGCGATCTCGCGCGTGCGTGCGGCATTGGGAACTTTGACCTGTCCAAGATCGAGACCGGCAAGATGCTGCCGAGCGAGGCCTGGGACCGGCGCATCCGCGCGGCGCTGGGCTGGACGCCCGCTGTCGACGCGGCGCTCGATGCGCTGGCCGTCGCGCTAGCGAGCGAGCGGGAGGAAGCGGCATGAGCGAGCGGAAGGCCGGAGAGGCGTACCCTGCGACATGGCGGGGCACGTGGTTCCGTCCAGGAGTGCCAGGCGGCGTGCCGAGCGCGCTCGCGAAGCGGTACGCCTGGGCGGAGATCATCCGGGCGGTAGACGGGCCGCAGGACCCACCGCCGGGCCCGCCTGCCGTAGAGGACTGGAGCGGGGCGGAGGGCGCCTTCGGCGGCTGAGGAGGGGAAATGGGACTCTACCGTCTCGAGCGGGCAATCCGCGAGATGTGCGAGGACGACACGGGGCTGGAGATCCGCCTCGACGATCTGGCGGAGATGGCCGTGGGGCTCCGTGACCAGATCGTGGCGGACGGGCGCATTGACGGGAGCGACCTCCCGGCGCTGATGCGCCTGCTTGGGATGATCCCTCGACTGCGGGAGGGATGCGCGGAGAGCCTGCGTTACAACCGCGCAGTCAACACGCTGTTCGGCCGGCTAGCGAGCGAGCGGCGCATTGGCGAGCGCTGGGCGGCCCCGGAAGGGGAGAGGGAGAGGGCAGCATGACCGCATTCCCGGGCGTGGTGGCGCTGGTGGTGTTGATCGTGCTCGTGGTGCTGGCGGTGGCGCTGTGGAAGGCGGGCCCGGAGGAGGTCTTCCGACCAGCGGCGGCGATGACGGCGGGCCTGGACCGCTTTGCCGGCTGGCTGGAATGCCAGGGCGCGCTCGTACAGGGGCTGGTGGCGGCCGGGCTCCTCTTTGGGATGCTGGCCGTCGTGGCCTTGGTCGAGGGAGGGCGGTGATGTTGCTCCGACGGTGTGCGTGGTGCGGGAGGCTGCTGGGGCTGCGCTGGGCAGGGCTCCGGCAGTGGGGCGTGACCCACGGCATGTGCCGTGCGTGCTACGCCGGTGCGGTGGGCGGCCAGAGGGGTAGACGGGGCTAGTTTGGGATTTGTTGATTCATAAGTGATATACGGGGCCGCCGGGCCTACCACGGACGCGGGGAGCATCGTGCACGATAGGGATACAGCGCCACGGGCGGGCAGCGGCCCCATTGATAGTGTGAACGCGGCGGCGGAGGATCTGCTCCGCGAACTGACCCTCGCGCCGCGCACACGGCAGACCTACAGGTATGGCCTGCGGGCGCTGGTGCGCTACCTCCACGCGGCACGGGGGAACGCGCGCGACGGCGAACTCATGTTGCCGGCCCAGGTCTCCTGGATCGATGAGGAGACGCTGGCCGGCTTTTTCGTGTGGCTGCGAGAGAAATACCCCGACCAAAGACTCGGGGAGACTGGCGCCTCGCGCACAGCGCGCACCTACCTCGTGGCGGCACGCCGGCTGATGAACTGGCTCGACCTGCGCGGCCTGCTGCCGGAGGGCGTGTCGTACGACCGCATGCTACGGCGGGTCGAGGCGGGCAGGGGCCGGCGCCGGCAATCCTATCTGCAGCGGCCGACGGATCCGGACATCTTCCGGGTCGTAACGCACTATCTACGGCAGGAGTTGCCGGAGGGGCCGCAGGCGCGGCTGACGCTGCTGCGGAACCGGGCGCTGGTGGTGACGCTTTACGACACGGCGATGCGAGTATCCGAGGCGCTGGCCCTGACGCGGGCGGACGTCCTGGACGGGCGGGCGCGCAAGGTCCGTCTGACGCGGACGAAGAACGGGCGGCCGCGGACGGTCTTTCTCTCGCCCAAAGCGCGCGAGGCGCTGCAGGCCTACTGCGCCGAGCGGGAGGACGGGCTGAACGCGGCGCTGTTCGTCTCCCACGGGCGGAGGGCGGGGCGGCCGATCACGGCGCGGACGGCTTGGCAGGTAGTGAAGCGGGCGGCGGTGGCGGAGGGCCTGTACGCAAACACGTCGCCGCACGCGCTGCGGCACGGGCGGGCACAGCGGCTGCTTGACAATGGCATGCCGCTCGAGTGGGTGTCGAGCCTGCTGGGGCACGAGCACGTGGACACCACGCGGATCGTGTATGCGTTCGAGACGGACGAGGAGCAGGTCGGGGCGCTGGTCGCGCGATACGGCGCGTGGCCAGAACAGGAGGGGGAGAGGAGCGAGGGAGATGGCGAACGAGTGTGACGTGTTGGGAACGCCGGGGCCGTGGCGCATCCGGAGGATGGCTGACGGACAGGGATACCGGATCTATGCGGCGAGCAACAAGGCGTTGGTCGCCGAGGTGCCGGGCGGGCACGTGGCGGACGCCTATCTCGTAGCCGCGGCCCCGGATCTCCTGGCGGCGGCACTCCGGCTGTCGCTGGCGCTCGCGGTGCCCGAGGTCGGGGATGTCGAAGCGGCTCGGCAGGAGATGGAAGAGGCTATTGGCGTGGCCATGCCGATGCTTATGGCCCAGCGAGCGGAGAATCTGCCGGCGGAGTGAGGGGCGCGTGCAGTGTGGTGGAGGAGGGAGCAGGGATGGGACTGAGAGAGGCCGTGCCAGGGGATGGATGGCGAGGAGCAGACGTGAATGAGGACGTACGGCTCTACCTTGGCGATTGCCTGGATGTGCTCAGGACGCTGCCCGACCGAAGCGTAGATGCCGTGGTGACGGACCCACCATACTTGACCGGCGACGCACGGGTGCCGATTCGTGGGCATGGGGTAGTAGACCGCCAAAAGGATTCGGTATCGGTCGGGCTTCCGTGGGGCTACTCGCTGGACTGGCTACATGCGGTGGCGCGCCTACGGCCGCACCACTGGGTCGTCTTTTGCAACTACAGGATGCTCGGCGGGATCTGTTCGATGCTAGAGCAGTACGCCGAAGTGTCCACCGTTTTTACTTGGCGCAAGTCCAATGCGCCGCGCATGACAAGGCCGGTGCCACGCCTCGATACGGAGTTCATCGTGTGGGCACGCGCCAAAGGCGCGACATGCGGGCGAATGGGCGAGTTTGAGAGCGCGGTGCTCGACGTGCCTATGCCGCAAGCGGGCTGTTTCGCCAGTGAGCGCATCTTGGCGGCTGGCTCTGGCAAGGCGGCGCACCCTTGTCAGAAACCTATCGCGGTGGTACGTCCGTTCATCGACAGACTTCCCGTGGCAACCGTTCTTGACCCATTCATGGGCTCTGGCACAACAGGCATAGCGTGCATACAGACCGGCCGGCGTTTCATCGGTATCGAGATTGAACCTGCCTACTACGCCATTGCGGAGAAACGCATCGCTGAGGCACAGATGCAGCAGATGTTGCCGCTGGTGGAGCAGAGACATGACCAGGCGCCGGACGAAGCGACTGGCGTGGCCATGCCGGTGTTTATGGCCAAGCGCGAGGAGAATCTGTCGGCGGAATGAGGGGCAACTGGTGCGGAAAGGAGAGCGCAAATGAAGGTGACGGTGCTTGTGGGCGGGTCTGGTAAGTTCGAGGAGTACCCCGGCCGGCGCTGGGGAGGGTGGCTGGTGCCGGACGTGCGCGGCCGGGACGACCCGCGGTGGCCGACGGCGCTGTTCGGCAGCTATTCGATGCAGGGGATCGAGCAGGCCGTGGCCGAGGCCAGGCGGACGGGACAGCAGGGGCCGCATTTGGGCGGGGGAAGCATCGTCGAGGTAGAGGTGGCGTAGGCGGCACCGGCGCAGGGGGCAGCAATGGCGCGTTGGCGGATGAGCCATGAATGCCATCATGCCCGGCATAGCGCGGGATGGAGGGGTGCGTGAAGACGTGGGTCAAGTCCTACACGGAGACAACGCACGACCCGAAGATGCTGACCCTCACATGGGCACAGCGCGGCATCTGGGCAGCACTGCTAAACATTGCCGGCGAGATAGACGATCGCGACGAGGATGGTATAGAGACCGGCGCGCTCGACACGATCGAATACACGGCGCTGCGCATACGGTGCGATCCTGGGGAGTTCGGCATGGCGCTCGCTGCGTTTCAGGATCGCGGCATGGTCACCGAAAAGGATGGCATTCTGTATCTACCAAACTACGCCAAGCGCCAGGGGCGCGCGCCGTCCGACCGGAAGGCAGCCGTTACAGAGCGCGTGAAACGATATCGCGCCGAGCGCGGGGCCTCGGTGAAACGAGGATGTAACGAGGATGTAACGAGCGTGAAACGAGGCGTAACGGCCTCAGATTCAGATTCAGATTCAGATACAGAGACAGATTCAGATACAGAGGTATCGGGTTCGCCCGAGCGCGAACCCGAGCCGGCCCCGGCCCCCAATCGGCGTTCTGATCCTCGGAGCAAACATCCGGCCATCCAGGCGGCACGGGCGGCGACCGGGGCGCGAAAATACCCACCGTTCGAACTGTACGACGCTATCATTGCGGCGCTGGGAGAATGCCCGGACTGCGAGCGGCTGGACAGGTGCCGGCAGGCATGGGTGACGCGAGGCTACAATCCGAATGCCTGGACGTGGGCGACGGAGTGGTACGCGCAGGGCGTGCCCGAGAGGACCCGGGGGCCGACGCCGGCGACGGTGCCCAGAGCGGACGGGCGGCCAACGGGCGCGGCGGCGCGCCGGGCGTGGGCGGAGAGGGGGAACAACGGCAGTGGCGAGTGACGAGGCGATCCGGAGGATGTTCGACGTGTTCGCGGAGATCTGGCCGCGGGATGACGACCGGGTGAGCGACCTGACCATCGCCGTCTACGCACGCTGCCTGGCGGACGTACCGGACGATCTGCTGAGCGCGGCGACGGTGCGCGTGGTCAGCGAGGGGATCTATTACCCGAAGCCGGCGGAAATCCGGCAGGCGGCGCTCGGACTGGTCGACCCGGAGGCGCCGAGCGGGGTGGAGGCCTGGGGTGCGCTGTGCAGGTACATCCGGCGCTGGCCGGGCGGGGGCGGCTATTTTGACGGGGAGCAGCACGTCGATCCGCCGCCGTTGCCGCAGCGCATCCAGCGGGCGGTGGACGCTATCGGCGGCCTGGCCTACGTGCGGTATTCGGAGGACACCGTGGCCGACCGGGCAAGGTTCGTCCAGGTGTACGAGGTGATGGAGCGCCGGCGGCGCGAGGAGGCGCGAATGCTGCCGGAGGTGCGCGAGGCGATCCGCAGGGCGCTGCCGGGGCGGATGCAGAGCGCAGGCAGGGTACCCGCAGGGGCGGGCCATGTCGAGTAAATATGGCAACCGGCGCCGAGCGGTGTGCAGGGCATGCGGAGCGATCGCGCCGAGCGTGGCCGTGACGGGGATGCTCGGGGGAGCCGAGCGGTGGGAGAAACGGCTACGATCCGGGACGGCCGTTCCGGAGCCGGAGCGGTGCCCATCATGCGGCGAGGCCTGGCAGGGGTTCGTGGCGGATTCGACGGCGGAGGCGCGCAGGTACGGGCAACTGCTTCTGCGGCAACGGTCGGGAGAGATCACGGATCTGGAAGTCCATCCGCGGTACACCCTGGCGCCGGCGTTCCGCGACGGCGATGGGCACCTGCAGCGCGGGATCGAATACGAGGCGGACTACTCGTACCGTGAGGATGGGCGGGAGGTGGTCGAGGACGTAAAGGGGGTGGAGACGCAGACCTGGCGACTCAAACGGGCGCTCTTCCTGCGCGTGCACCGGGACTGCGTGCTGCGAGTGATCCGGGCGGAGGACGTTGGGTGAGGAACGTGATCTCTCGAGAGCTCGACGATCACCTGGTGGCCGTGATCCGGGCGTACCAGCGCAGGCACGGGTATCCGCCCAGTCTGCGGGAGATGGCGGCGGCAGTAGGGAGGAGCCCGAGCGCCGTGCTGTGGAGGCTCGAGCGGCTGCGCGGGGTGCGGGTGGATTGGGTGGATGGGCAGCCACGGACATGGCAGGTGATCGAGAGGAGGGACGAGGAGTGACGTGGGCCGAGGTATTCGCGGCGGCGGCCGTCGGGGGCGCGGCCGGGGCGCTGATCCTGTGGCTCCTGCTGTCGTTCTGCCGTGCGGCTGGTGATGCCGACGAGTATGCCGAGGCCTACGAGGCGGGCTACGCGGCGGGTTACGACGCCGGAGAGGCGGCAGAGGTACGCCGGCGCGCTGGCGGGCCGGCGGGCCGAGGCGGGAGGCGGCCTGAAGATGGGGCTGTACCTGAGGTGCGAGGTGTGCCGGGCGATGAGCGACGGTGCTGAGGACTACAGGGCGCTCCGCAGGCATGGATGGCGGATTATCTATCGCCGGATGGACGGGCACCACGTCTACTGCCCCGAGCATCGGCAGCAGACGGGCAGGCCAGCGGGCCGGCGCCGGCACCCATGGCGGCCGGCAAAGGGGGAGGACGAGGGATGCGAGGCGGTCGTGAGCGAGGCAGGAAGCCGGAGGCGGGGTACATCGTGACGGATCGGGCGTGCCCTGGGCAGGGCTGGGCGGTGTGCTTCCAGGCCCCGAGCGGGCAGTTGCACCGGGTGGTGTCTCCAGTGCTGCCCGTGCGGCTGAGCCGGGCAGAGGCGGAGGAGGATCTGCGGCGCTGGCTGGGGGAGGAGTGATGGGGATCGAGCCGCTCACGGGGCAGGAGATGCACGATCCGTACGCGATCGCGCTGCGGGTGAATGCGCTGATTGCGCTGGCGATGGGGGCCGATCCGGTGGTATGGCACGCCGCCGAGGAGGTGCAGGGCCGGGCGGGTCTGGCGCGGAAGCCGGCGCCAGGCGAGCGGTGCGTGGTGTGCGGCCAGGTGGATCGTGGGCAGCGGGGGCGGTTCGCGTGCCCGGTATGCGGCCTGCCGATGGTGGAGGAGGAAGAGGAGTGAGCATCGGACACGGTGGTGATAGGCAGCCGTGAACGCATGCACCAGGGCGGCGAGACTCCTGGCGATGCTGCGCCTGCTCGCTTGCACCTCGCAGGGCATGACGGCTGACGAGCTGGCCAGGGCGCTGGGCGTCAGCGTGCGGACGATCAACAGGGATCTGGCCGCGCTGCAGGATGAGCCATTGCGGGCGCCAATCTACCAGGACACGGGATACCGATGGCGTCTGCTAGGGCCGAGGCCAAAGGGGGACATATTCTGACCAGTCCGTGAGTATAGTAAGTATGGGGCACCCTATACTGATAGCAATCTCATCCAGCGTGCCCAGGACGCCGCAGGGTGACCGCCCTGCGGCGTCGCCATACATCGAGGGTCGCCGTGCTATATCGGTGGGCTACGTGGCTGCGGGCCAGGATTTGGCCAGTGCAGGTGAGACTGGACAGGTACCTTGGGCCACTCGAGTAGGCCGGCCAGTCCGTGCGCCATGCCAGGGTGCCCGGAGATTGCGGCCATCGGCGGCTATTGTCAGGGGCACGCCAAAGAGCGGCCACGTCTGCCAGACGCCAGGGATAGTGCCAGCGAGCGCGGCTATGACCGAGCCTGGCGCAGAGTGCGGGCGGCGTTCTTGAAGAGATTCCCGGAGTGCGCGGACTGCGGGGCGCCGGCAACCGAGGTGCACCACCTGGTGTCGGTCTCCGATGGCGGAACGGGCAGGTGGGACAACCTGATGCCGTTGTGCAAGGCATGCCACAGCCGGCGCACGCGCCAGGGATAGGGCGTCAGAATCGCGAAGCGCGCTAGAACGTAGAC